ATGAACCCATTGAATCAATTCGGTAAATACATTGAAAATTTAGGTACAGAAATAGAATCTGATAATTTATTAAATTACATGTGTGTGACTGATTCACAATATCTTGGTATTGGTAATGCTATAGTTTCTTCTAGTAATAACATTATAAATGCTCATAATAAAGCAGAGGTTATAAATGGGTTTAAAAAATATTTAGGGATAGCAATACCAGATTGGAGTAGTATTATAAAAAACCCCGATTATTTTAAACATATGTCTATGGGATGTCAGATTTCATTATTGAAATTTAGTTTAAATGATGTAAATTTGAGAGATTATTTTGATTATTGGAATGAAAAATCAACTAGATTAGTCATAAAACCACGCAATAACTCTAAATTTATCGGAACAAGCGAAGATAGCAAGGATATTATTGAAATAAAAAATAGTGCTCCTATGACAATACGCCAAGATAAAAGTATTGATCCTAATTCACAAATTGATGAACTTAGAGGTAAAAAAATGGCAGGAAGTAGTTTTGACCAAGCAGCCAAAGAATTTACAGATGGAACTAAATAAATAATCTAACTATTTATTAAATGGTTAAAACATGTACAGATAAAATGTCTTTTAATGAATGTGAATTAGCAATATTAAGAAGTGCGGTAGAAAATATAGAAAAAAAAATGGGAAGGGAAAAAATAGATAACCCAGAAGTTAGTATTATTATTGGTATTACCGAAGATTTTATACGTAAAAAAAAAAGGATATGTTATGGTGGAACCGCAATTAATAATATATTGCCCGAAGTCGAACAATTTTATGACAAAGATGTAGAATTACCCGATTATGATTTTTTTTCTCCAAATCCAATGAAAGATGCAAAATTATTAGCAGATGTATATTTTAGGAAGGGGTTCAATGAAGTTCTAGCAAAAGCGGGCGTTCATGAAGGAACTTTTAAAGTTTATGTTAATTATTTACCAGTTGCAGATATTACATATTTAGTTCCCGAATTATATAAAAATTTATTAAAAAAAAATATAATTTTAGGCGGGATCCGTTATTGTCCACCTAATTACTTAAGGATGTTAATGTATTTAGAATTGTCTAGACCAAAAGGTGTCCCATCAAGATGGGAAAAAGTATTAAAAAGATTAGTAATATTAAACAAAAATTATCCATTGGAGGCAAAAAATTGTGATGTAGATGATATACAAAGAATATTTGAAAGTGGTTATAAAGGAGATGATGGTGGTGTAGTTAATGAAAATAGTCCTGAAAAAATATTTTTAATATCTAGACAAACATTATCAACATTGGGATGTATATTTTTCGGAGCATTTGCGAATCGTTTATATTTAAAAAATACAAAAGATTTAAAAAGGAAACCTATACCAAAAATACCCGATTTTGATGTATTATCACTAGAACCAGAAAAAACCGCTGTCATATTAAAAGAAAGGCTCGAAGTCGAAAATATTAAAAATGTTAATGTACATAAAAGGAAGGGTCTTGGTGATATTATTGCACCACATTATGAAGTTACTATAGGTAGGGATACTGTAGCCTTTATTTACGAACCATTGTCATGTCATAGTTATAATTATCATGTTATAGGTGGTAATCAGTATAAAATAGCGACATTAGATACAATGTTGAGCTTCTATTTGGCTTTTTTATTTACAGATAGACCTTATTATAATGAAAAAAGGATTATGTGTATGAGTCATTATTTATTTAAAGTGCAAGAAGCAAATCGTTTGAAACAAAAGGGTATTTTAAAAAGATTTTCTATCGATTGTTATGGTAAACAACATACTTTGGAAGAAATTATTGAAGGAAAATCAATATTAAATAAAAAATTTAATAAAAATAAAAATTTAAAAATAAAAAAAAGACCATACGATTGGTATTTTTTAAAATATATTCCTTCTAGAAAAACAGTAAAAGGTAATTTGAAAAAAACAATAAAAAAACTAAAAAGAAAAAAAACAAAAAAAACACGAAGATTATTTAACTTTTTATAATTATTATAATGTCAACATTTTTTGGTTTTCCATAAATGTTTCTAACTCCTTAAAATAATTAACTTTTTCATCATTATACATTTTATCTATTGTGTCAACTGAAAAAGACATCAAACTTCTATTTCTCATTACTTTACACAATAAATAAACTATTATGTTTTTATCTAATACATTATCACTAACTTCTTTGTATTTTTCTTTAAACTCGCTGTACAATTTCATATACATTATACTAGATTTTACACTTACCCAATTATCCATGTACTTTTCAAAAAAATTTTTAAATTCTTCGTTTTCCATTAAAGAAGTTAAATCCCGCAAAAAAATATTTTCGTTTAACATTTTATTTCCGAATTTTATTGCATTTTCTGATGTACTAATTATACTCATTTATATTTTTTGTTTATATTTTTCTATATTGTTTGTTTTAATAAAAATATTTCTTATATATAAATGGACCATTCAATGCATATGTCATCTGACAAAACAAACCCATGTACTGATATTTTAAGCGATGAAGAGTATTTAATACATATGATACCACATCATCAAGTTGCTATAGATATGTCGGTTTTATTGAAACCTAAAACTACTTCGGTTGATATGCAGATTTTGTGTAGAGAAATTATAAGAACACAAACATATGAAATATTCGAAATGAAAGGTATGCAAAAATATGACGACCATCGATTAAAAAATGACATTATAGAAAGGGATTCGGTTGCAACAATTTTGGATGTATATAACCCAACTCCTGCAAATTCCAAATGCAATCCTTTGTTTTTTAAACCAAACGATCATTCCAAACATATGGAGACTATGGAAATAAATGACACTAGTTATTTAGAACATATGATACCTCATCACCAGGTTGCAATTGATATGAGTAATCGTTTATTGTTACATACAAATAATTCTTATTTGGTATATTTTTGTCGAAAATTAATTATTGACCAACAAGGTGAAATAATATTTATGAAAAATTTATTGGAGAGCTATTTGTATAAAAGCAAATTATTATGGTGACTTTTATTTTAAATATTTATCACAACCTGCAGCATGTCTCAATGTTAGTATATTATTAGCACTTTTTTTCCAATCATAGCCAGTTGCTTTTTTTGACATGGAATAAATATCTCCGTTTTTCAAATCAAATATACATCTTTCTCCAATTCTTTGTCTATTTTGATACCATTGAAAATGTAAAGGAAACCCGCTTTCATTATCTTCACCAATCCTAGCTCCATAAACATCCAATCTTTCACTATCGCCATGAAAACCAATTCCAGTTTTTAGTAAATCATAATAATAATTACCTTCGCAATTCAAATCCTTTTCACCAAAAATAATTCCAAATTCTTCTCTTACATACTTTGTTAAAGGTAATCTATTAAACGATACAACCGTTCCCTTTTTGTTTTCATAATCCGGTTTTTGGTCATTATCTTTAAAACATAAATTATGTCTTGCATGTTTATTTAATACTTTTTGTCTCCTAGTATCAAAATACTTTGTATCTTTTTCCAATACATCATGTTCATTAAACAAATCAACTGATGTTTTACCTATTTTTCTCAATATATGATTTACACCGTCTTTAAATACCAAAACACCAGCTAATACTTCGCAATTTTTACCTTCTGGTAAATAATCATTTAATAGTTTAACGTAACAATCGGCTTCGGGATATCTTTCTTTGATATTTTTAGCACATTGTATCAACTCTTCTACGGTTTTACCTTTACCCTTTGTATTATCACCCAATATTTCCATACCAACATGATTTTCAACTGTATGACTATATGTTAAAGTTGCCCCTTTTTTACCCTTTTTCTTTTTACTTTTCTTTTTCTTTGCAACTTTGCTCTGTGTTTTTGATTCAGCTTCCATTTTTCTTTTCATCAATTGTTCCATTAAACTCATTTTATATTTTTTAAAAATAAAAAATATAATAAAATATTATCAATTTATTATAATTTAAGTTATAAAATCAGTAAGATATAAAATCAATTTACAAGTTCGGTACTTTTAATAAGTGTGTGATTAAACTGAGAACGACACATAGGGCATTCTACAATTGGGTTACTTTTAAATGACCTAGAAAAACAATTACAACATATTGTGTGTGTACAAGTATCAGATTTTATCATTTCACTTTTGGGTTTGTTATCATAACAAATTGGACATTCTTGTAACTGACTTTTATTACAGGATGGACAGATGTGTTTATCATTCTTTGTACTACCAAATACAAACATTCCCTTTCTAACACTATCACCCTTTTGCCAAGATTCATGACAGTTTTCACACATACCACCACAATCTTTATCAATACATTCTCTCCTATTTAAACTACAAATTTCATTACACACTTTGCAATGCAAATATTTAATATCTGGGTTTTCGAACTTTTTAAAATATTCATCTTTAATATAATCTGGTAATTTATTAAACAAAAACCTGATTTCATGATTTTTTTTATAAGACTGTTCATCCGATTTGATTATCTTATTTTCCCATTTTCTTTGTTGTTTTTCCATTTGATTTCCTGTTTTTATAATTGACTCTGAAATTTTATTTCTCATGTCTACCCATACAGGACCTGAAATTTTAAGGATTGATTTCCAAACCCATTTATTTCTTGCCTTTACACATATAAATGGTTTTCCACCGAAATTATTATTTGTACTATGATCAATTCTTACTTCACCATTTCTAGTGGATTTTGCCTGAATTACACTGTTGCTTTTTGAGGTAATAAATTCCATTATTATTATTAAAACTTAAATTTATTAAAATATTAAAATCAATTTTTTAAATATTCAAATAATTTTTTCAATAACTTAAATATAATTTATTTTTTTCATATAAATGGAACGACCCTCTTGGGATTTATATTTTAAAAAAATAGTTGAAGTAACGAGCGAAAGATCATCATGTGAAAGATTACAAGTTGGTTGTGTTTTAACAAAGGATAATAGAATAATAAGTCAAGGGTATAACGGATTTTTACCCGGGTGTCCACATAAATCTGTTATTAGAAATAATCACGAACAAGCAACTGTCCACGCTGAACAAAATGCTTTGTGTGATTGTGCAAAAAGAGGTGTGAGTTGTTTAGATGCTACAGCTTATGTCACACATTATCCTTGTATAATATGTACTAGACTATTATTAGCAAGCGGTATAAAAGACATAAAATATATTAATGACTATAAAAATGATGAATTAGTTTCTTATTTTTGCAAACAAGCCAAAGTAGATATTAAAAAGATATAATAAAATATTATATGTACATCTGGTAATTGTTCGAAATGGTTAGCTCTATATAGAGTAATGGTAATAATTTTTATCAGTATGTTAATAATGAATGGACCAATTAAAACTCACTAAAGGTAGTTAATGTTTTATTTGAAACATAATATAAAAAGGAAAATAATGATGTTTTAAATAAATATCCAGTAAACTTTGGATTACCATCTTGGAAAAACAAAGAAGGTGCAAATCTTAATAATAGTTTACCGACAATAGGTAATTGAAAAGCAAAAAATAATATTGCAATAATAATTGGTGTTTGTAGTTCATCATATAAAACATCTAATTTATCCTTTTCATTTTTTTCATTTTTATTTCTTTTCATCATTTCCTCATAATCCATGTCTTCTTCTATGTAATCATGACTCTTTGTTGTTTCGGGTATATAATTGGTTTGTATTTGTGGATCTCTAGTTATCCTTTCGGGGTGATGCGGTATATCTCTATTAGGTAAAGATGTCATGTCGCTTTCTACTGCTTGTTGAATGCCACTAATAATTTTATTAATTGAATTTAACGGTATTTTTTTCCCGTTATTAATTTCATTTTTTTTTAATTGGACATTTGGGACAGTTTCGCGTATTTCTCCAGGTAGTTGTGCTATTGATGTGGCCATTATAAAAATAATACTAGAATAATTAAATTCTAGTATTACGCAAATCATTCTGTTTCTATAATTTTTTTGTTTTTATCACAACTTTGTGCATTACTTTCGAATGTATAACATTTATCGTTATATTTGAATACTTGGTCTTTTATTTTTTCAACGGATGGTGCGTAGAAGACTAAACAATTCCTTGAATTACAGGCCTTTCTAAATAATGTTGCAAAGCCTATACCTAAAATAGCGGAAATTGCATATTTACTATATTTACCATGTAATAATCTTTTGAGCTTCATATATTATAGCATTAGATTATTGTACAGGATATTCCCGTATTTTAGTTGCATCTATTGGACATTTTACTTCTTGACTTTTCATTTTATAACAAGTATTTGTTTTATCTTTGTATAAAATCTTGTCTTCATTGTCTGGGTTTGGGTATACATATATTGTATTAAATTCAGGGGTTTGAATATATACAAGAAATAAACCAATTGCTAAACTAAAAATAAAGGTTTGTAAATGAAAAAACCTAGATACTGCGAACATATAATATAATTAAATATTTTAAAATTTGTTCTTATAAATCTTTAATAATGAAAAAATACGAACATTTTTAGTTACAGTTAAAACATAGAAAATCAAAATAAATATTAGTGTAAAAACTTTGGAAAAAATAATAAAAAATAATAAAAAATATTGTAATTATATATGTGTTATAGTTTCGAGTCATCTGTTTTTGCATTTTTAATAGCAATGACAACTGTTTTTTTTATGTATTTAAGAAAAACAAAATTAGATAAACTTTTAGGACCAATAGTTTTAACTTATGGTTTTATTCAGTTTGCCGAAGCATTAATGTGGTACGACCAAGAATGTGGAAAGATAAATAAAATAGCAACATATTTTGCGTATTACATATTAGTTTTACAATTATTAGCTACTGGAATTGGTATATATTTAACAGAAAAAAATCCAATTGGTATATTTATTGGAATAATAGTTTTAATATATTTTTATGTGACCATGCCAAAAATGAAATGTTCAAAACCATATGGTAATGTACCACATATGTTATGGGGATTTAAATATTATAGAACCGGATTTATTTGGCCATTAATCTTGATTTTTATTTTATTTTTATCAAAAATAAAGAAAATATATAAATTTATAATATTATTTTGGATGTCTTCAACATATTTATATTTTTATTCTAAACAAGTTGACATAAAAAATTTATTAAAATTATATTATGACATATCTAATACTACAATTGGTACAAAATGGTGTCATTTTGCTAGTTTGTCAACTCCAGGACTATATTTTATTCAAAATTTAATATATTAATTTTTATTACATATTTTTACGAATTTTATAAAACTTGGAGCACTCGTCAAGTTTAAATTCCGCAACTAATTCTATTTCTCTTCTTAGACAGTAAATATCATCTTGGGTATATATATTATCTATTACTATCGAATAATTTTTATTTACAAATGAACTCCAAAAAGAAAGTTCATGTTTAACATGGATTGAAGTACTGGTAAATGTCTTTTTATATAAATCACTTAATATTTTTTTGGCGATATCATAATTATAATAATTTAAATTTATTATAATTTCACGTGGAATAATATATTTATTCATTTTTTTAATAATATTATTTATAAATTTTATATCAATTTATAATTCAAATTCTGATAATGGTTTTAAATCACCCATGTTTTTTATTGATTTTTCTGGAGACTTTTCTTCTTCATTCGGTTTTTGATATATATTTAATCCTTCTGCATCCAAACTACCCGCATTATTCTTTTTTTTTCCTTTATTTATTTCAACTAATAATTTTTCCGAAATATCTTTATTTATAATTTTGGGTGCTTCAAATTGAATACAATAATTATTGATTGTATTTTTTTGCTTTTTTAAAAGTAATTTTTTCTGAAATTTATTTAATTCTTCAAATTCAATACCAGTGAATTTATATTTTAAATTGCGAATTATTTCATTTAATGGTAATAATTTTGTTTTATAAAAACCAATAGCCTCCTCTAAAATAGTATTTGGTTTCGGTTCTGTTCTATATTTTATTATTAAACTTTTAAATACGCTATTTAATTCATTAAATGTTTTCATATTTTCTTTAATTAAAACTTTAATTTCTTCTAATTTTTCTTCTTCACCTTGAAATTTATAATGTAAGTATTCGTCTAATTTATTTTTAAAAAGACTATAATACTGGTTTTTTTCCTTGTATTCTTTTTTTAACACATTAAATTTTTGAGTAGTAATATCTTCTTTTTCTAATTCAAAAATATTATCTAATTTTGCCTTTACTATTTTTTCCTTTATTATATTTAAATCTTCTGTATAAATATTAATTTCATCAGGTAAAAATATTGTTATTGATTTTTTTAAATGTAAATCTAAATTACATTTATCTGTTTTTGAATTACAATATGCATGTAATTCCCTACCGTTTTCTTCAAAAACAGTACCACCATCTCTTTCACATTGAATGCAATATTTTTTCATTTTTTTAATTTTTGAATTTTTTTTTTTAAAGGTTAATTTATTATCATCTTTTATCGATGAAATCCTTTTCTTATTTTTTTCAAAATATGCCGATTTTAATTTATAATATTTTTCAAAATATTTAATATATTCTTGGTCATCTTTATCTATATTAATTTTTTCCATTTATATTTATATGTTAAAAATTTTTATGCATTAATTCATAATGACTTTCGTGTTGTGGCAAATTTGTTATCATTTGTTGATGCATTTTAGCTTTGTTTAAATTTAATTTTTTGATTTGTGATAATATATAATATTTTTTTTCATGTTCCTTTTTATCCAAATCTTTTCTCGTTGGTTTTGTTCTAAATTTATAATATAAAAACATTCCTAAACATGAAGAAAATAGAATAAATAATGCTAAATTAAATAAATTATTATTGTTATAAATTTTTTTTTTATTACAAATTTTTAAAGAACTATCTAAGAAGTATTTAACACCTGGTTCTATTAATTTAGCTGTATTCATATATATAGTTATATGTGTATTATAACAAATTAATTTCTACATAATATCTATATGATAGGATCTTTTATAAATATTTCATTGGTAATTTTATTTATTAGGTTTTTTTTTGTTGAAACTTGGAATAATTATGGTAAATCACAAATATTGAGTGTTGGTGTTTTTATCATTTATACTATAATTTTAATTACTCTACAGGTCAAATATGGTGTAGATGTTATAGAGAAACGGTGTAGTTATGGTTATGAACAAATTGACATATTCAAATTATTTGTATATATATTATTTCCTAATTTAATGATCTTCATGTTAATGTTTGCTATATTAAAAATATTTCCGGGTTGGAAAGCACCTTTTTCTAACACATTTGGTTATTTTTTAGCATATACGATGGGAATAGATAAAACGTTTTCTAGTTTATTAGCAAAACCAGATGGTAAACCAGAATTTAATAATTCCATTGAACAAATTCTTGGAAATAAATCTTTAATGATTAATCAATTTACAATTGATAATTTTACAGAAACGTTTAATGAATTTGTCAAAAATAAATTATTTGATGTTGGGGAATACAAAGGCGAAAACAATATACCTACTGATTTTGTGGAAAGTATTAATAAACTTGTCCAAAAGGAAAAAGTTGCAAAATTATTTAGTGCAGTAAGTGCTAAAGATTTAGTAGCGGAACATATATGGTATATACTAACTGGTTGTTTAGTAATTACCATAGTAAAAAATACAATGGGAGAATTAAATTGTAATTTATTAAACCTAGGAAAACAAGACTAAAATAATATTTTAGGAAGGGCTAAACAATATAAAACAAATATATAACTTAAAATAGCTAAAACCAATGAAAATAACCAAATCGGTAAAATAGTTTTTCTTTGGGAACCTAAACCAAATTCTCTTAAAGAACCATCTTTTTCATATAAAAATGATGGTTTCATACTTTGAAATATATAAAACACAATAGTAAATACAAAAATGGATACTAATGGTAAATTTCTTCTAATTAAAGTTCTCAACATAATAAAATAAGTATATATTTTTTTAATAATTTAAATTCGAAATTATTAAAAATTAAAATAAATCATCATTTTCACCAAAGTCGTCATCATCTGCCATTAATATTTGATCATTTTCTTTTCTCTCGTAATCATCATAATAATCTTGCATTTCATGACCATATATTTCTCTCCTATCTTCTGTTGTTTCATCTATTATACCTAAATCCAATTCATTTCTTAAATCCCCGATTATTTCTTCTATTTCTTCTTGGTATCTATTTTTATCATACTTAAATAGTGCTGATGTTTGTCCTACGTTCCATTTTCCTAATCTGTTGTTTTTCAAAATATTTTCAACATCTCTTTCATTTCTTGTTAAATTCTTTAATTTTGTCTTCATTTTCTCCTTTTCTTTTTCCTTAGCCTTTAATATTTTATAGTTTATATCATCATTTGATAAATTTATTATATTATTCTTATAATTTATCATAATTTGTAAATATGATTTTATTATTTCACCTACCTTTTCATTTCTGGTACTTCTTTGTGTTCTTTTTATTTCTATAACTTCATCTTCGTCTAATAAATTTAGTTTTTCTTCGTCATATTCAACATATTCCATATTATGAGATGTTTCAATGTAAAATGTTAAACAAAGTAAAAATACAAAATACAATAATGATTTATAAATATTTCCATTATAAAAATTTATATCATTATTAATTTCGTTTTTATCTTGTATGTTCATTAAAAATGGTATATTTTCTACAAACTTCAACAAATATTCGGATTTTTCGACAATAATATCCAACACCATATTTGTTTCTTTATCGCCAATATTAGAAATCAAGTCACTTAATTCCTTTTCTATATTTTTTTCTACGGTTATGGAATGGTCTGGTGTCAATTCCCAATGTGCACAACACTTCTTCTCTTTATAATCTATCTTATTTTTTATTATGGTTGGATATACCGTCAATATGTTTTTAATCATTGTTTTCAAAAACCTTCCTATTTTAAACCCAGTTTCATCATCCTTTGATAATAATTTATCTTCCCCAACTAAATTCCAATCTAAAAAGGTATTCATGAAATTTAATATATTTTTTTTACCCTTATCATTATCTTCTATTTCATAACTAATAAAAAAATCTCTTAATTTTTCGATTTTTTGCATTATTTTTTCGTCCAATAATTGTTGTAATTTGAAATTTTCATTCTTTTTATCACCATCGCTCATAAAATTACTATGATTATTATATTTTTCCAATATTGATAATAATTGGTTAAATTCATCATTGGATTTTTCTTTGGTTTCTTCTTTGGTTTTTTCTTTGGTTTCTTCTTTGGTTTCTTCATTATGTTTTTTTACTTTATCAAAAAACAAATTTAATGTTTCTTTACTATTAAAAATATTTTTTTCAAATTCAATTTTAACCATGTTTTTTCTGTTTACTAATGTCATTAATTGGATAAACTGTGTTTCTGTATATTTTTTACCTTCGCTTTTTAAAATTTCAATATTTTCTTCTAAAGTATTGGTAATCTCAATATTGCTTTCGGTACCACCGCATAATTCTAGGACACCATCCTCTAATATTATACCAGAATTAAATAAACAATGTGTCAAAAATCCATTATATATTGTTTTTTCACTAAAAACATTCGGTATTGGGGGATATTTTAATTTGGTATCTTCTAATGAAATTAATAATGTCCCACTAGTTAATAAATCAACATTATTTTTTATACGTTCCATATTTTTTACCAATTCATTATGACTATTAATTGTATTATCTTGTCCTATAAAATATGCATACACTGATATATCGTTTGTACTACAACAACTATTTTGCAAATAAGGTATTATACCATTATCTTTATATGAATGTAATAATAAATCCTGATTTTCTATAATATTTCTGATTGATTTTTGTATTAAAAACGAGTAATTTCTTATTTTTTGTTGTAAATGGTATAGTTTATCGAATGCATCATAGCTACCACTATTAATATTTGAGGTTAAACTGTTTTCAAATGTGGAAGCAATATTGCTAGTTTTGGTTTCTTCATATGGGTTTAATATAGGTAAAAAAGTATCCCATTTACTTAAATCAAAATCTGTTTCCTTTTCAATTTCAAATTCCTCTAATAAATACAATTGTTTATCTTTTATTTTCTGTTGTATTTCATCATTATCAAATGCATTTTTTTCCAGTAAAGTATGCATATTAGAAACAAAAGAATCGATTTTTTTCCTTGACGGCAATGCATTCCAAGGTCTATATACACTATTTTTTAGTTTAAGCGTAACACAACCAATATATGTTAACAAAGATAAATCACTTTTGTCTCCAATAGGATAACCAGTAAACGATTCTAAACACCCTTTAAATGGTTTCGTGTTTGTGATACTTGGAATAGATATTTGCAAAGTTAAAGAATAATAAGCCATTGTTGCAACCATTAAATTCTTATCGTAATATTTTTCAAAAGTTTTAACAGTTTTACCTTTTGTCAATAATTTTTTCGCATCTAATTCATATTGATTGCGTGTTTTTATTTTTTTAATATAATTCCCAACATTTTTAATAATTAAAATAACATATGAATCTTTCAACGAAATATTAATATTGGTATTAATTGTTTTAATAATTTTTTTGATTTGTTGAGACAATGGTGATTCAAAGTTGCCGTCTTTTGTCGTTGAAATATTTAAAATAGAAAATTCTTCTTCAATAACTCCTCTAGATTTAACCTTAAACCCTCCATCGGTATAACCTTCATCATTTGATGCTTCTATATATTTAATAGTATATCCACTGTGTTTATCAACTATTTTATCACCATCATTACTTATGATACCCCTCTCTGCTGCAATTATTTCTATTTGTCGCATGTAATTATTTTTCAATTGATCACTGTCATTTATTACCACCAAAGCTAAATCATGATAAAATGTTGGTAATAATGGTAATTCAGTTGATAAACAGTAAAACCAATATATATTTTCTCCAGTATTACCGGGATCATTTTTTCTACAAAATTTTTCTACAAATTTTATAATATTTTTATTTTTTTTAATAAAATCTCCCTCCGATAATATGTTATCTCTTAATGTAACCAATGGAGAAACTAAATATTCATTATCTTCCAATTCGGAAGAAATTTTTCTATATAATGTGTTATTTTTAAGAAATATTTTTTTTTCTAAAATAATTAATTGATTCAACCTTTTTTTGTATTTTTGTATTTTTACATCAATATTGCCATAAATTTCATCAATGTAATCGTCAAAATTATTATCAAAATGTTTTCTTATTTCATCATTTAAATTTTCTTGAACAAGTCTTTTACTTTCAGATTCTTCTTTACAATCATTATTTAATCTTAAACATTTGTTTTTTAAATTACAGAATGATTGTTCGGTTATATGTCCATCTAAATTTTCATCTATCATCCAGCGATTTCCTACTCTTTCGTAATATTTTGGATTTACCAAGTCTTCGGATAGTATTGCATAATCACCCTCAACGACTAATTTTTTACCAAGTAATAAAGCATCGGCTTCTCTTTTAGCTTTTATTTCAGTCATACCAACATTTGTTTTCAAATGGTTTATTAAAAAATCTGAAAAATCTTTTACATTCATACAGGATTGTTGATTTTCAAATTCTTCAATTATTTGATATCGAGTTTCATCATATTTATTATCAAAATATATTTCTTTTTCGTCATCTTCAGCTAATTCATCAATATCAATGTATTTTTTTGCCAATATAAAGTTTTTACCACAATCACCCTTTTCTTCTTTTTGCGATTCTTGAACTTCATCAACCAACTTATCTACATCCATACCAATTAGGTCTTCATTTGCCTTGATAATTAGAAAATTTAGTAATTGGGTATTATCTAAATTAAACATTTTTTCCAGTGTTTCACTATTACTTAATATGTTTCCTCCATATCCGCTTTCTTCAAGTAAATCGGTTTCATTAATTATAAAATTGAAAATACGTATACTTTGTAACTTACTTAACTTACTAACATAATTATTATACATACCTATATCCCTTTGAATCCCATTTTTTAATTCCATTTCTCTAAATTCTATAAACAATGCTATTTCTTTGTATAAATTAAATACTATCCGTTCTTCGTATATACCAAATGATTCCAAAAAATCCACAACACCTTCATACGAATATTTATTTTTCAATATTTTACCAAAATGTTGGTCCAATTTTAACTTTTTGAACAAATCAACATCACTTGGAAATATTTTATTTAAGAATACTTCATATGTTTCTTCTGTAATATCATCAAAGTTTAAATCGCTTACAAATTTATTATAAGTTAAGTTAGTTAATGAATTATCATATGAATCATTATTATTTATTTCATTTTCTTCCCAATCATCCATATTTATATTTTTTAATTCTATATTAGAACTAAAATACTTATATCTTTGAATATTTGCATTATTTATATGTGATTTTTCCATTATATTTGTTTTGTGTAAAAATAATTTAGAATAATGAATTAATTGTGGACATGTTAAAAAACCTTTTACTTCTATTTTATGAGATTCCGTTAATGGGTGCAATTCATAATTTTTCGAGTATTTTTCGGGTAATATAATTTTAGTAGTACCTTTATTTACACGTTCTGATAAAAATTTAGTAGATTTAATTTTAGTTCCATCAACCGCATGACTTTTAAAATCGCTTAAATTTTCAACAATTACATCAAAATGATTTTCAACATATTTTGATGTTACTATGTTTTCTTTATTATCATTTTCTTCAAATGAATCCATTAATTTATAAATATTTCTTATCAAGTAATCATACTTACTTTGTTCATCGGGTACCTCGTTCTTTTTATAGGTATGGATAATTTCCAAAAAATCACTCAAAAATGCAGATAGTTTATATTCATAAATGTCATCTTGGTTATTATCTTGTCCATCTGGAAAATCATATACAAATTTTTTATGTTTTATAACAGGTATGACCCAACGCAAATTATGTTTTAAATCTTTAATTCTTTCAACTATAGATGACTCATTTTCAACTTTTTTTATACCCTCTATTATACCCCTGCTGTTTTTTATGGAAAACATTTCTCTCAATTCTGTAAATCTTTGAATTATCTTATGTAAATAATTTGTCATGGTAGGTGTTCTTTCGTATGTTGGTACATTTGATAATAAAGAATCTAATAAATCATTTTTCTGTTCTTCAATGCTAAATCTTTTTTCTCTAATGTCAACTTCTACTTCCTCGCGTATTTCATCTAAATCTTCCATAAATATGAATTCATCACCTTCTTGAAGGTCATCATTTAATTCTTTTTCCACGTCTTCTTCCATTATTTTATCATCATCACCCCTTTGTTCATCCATTTGTTCATCACTTTGTTCATCACTTTGTTCATCAATTTGTTCATCACTTTGTTCATCACTTTGTTCATCCTCAATTGATTTTGAAACTACTTTTTTATCAACTTCTTCTACACGCTCAAATGGAGAGGTACTTACTGTGATATCAGGATTCTTTATTTTTTTAATCGATAATATTGGTAATATTTTTGGAATACCCTTATAATCAAAATTGATATACAATACCTTTTTTTCCTTGTAAGTAGTAATTTCTATCATATCATCTTCTAAATTGGTAATTTCTCCATTTATTATTGTAGGTATATCACCTCCAAATGTTACAGATATATATTTACCAGGTAACAAGTCGTTTTGTCTAGCATAACCTTTTTTCTTTGGATGGTCCAATATTTCAATAACTTCTATAGATTCGTCCCTTAATACACCATTTAATAAGTTGATTTTGAATGTGTCGTTCATCTGTGGATTTTTTATTTCAATAATTTCATTATCTAAATATGTAATAATAAAAATTTTATCATTTAATTCATTATTCATTGGAGAAACTATTCTTATAATATCTCCCAATTCAAACGAAATCATCTCTTCCGATATATCTTCCATTATCTTATAATTAATATAGAAATTATATTCTTAAAAATAAACATTATAAAATTGATTTAAAAGTTTGATTACATAAAAATTATTAAGAAATAAAAAATGTATAAATTAAACAGTATTGATATTACTAAAGTAGTTGAAGATTTTGAATATGCAAAAGGTATTGGATTAAAGGTTCGCTCTTTCAATGTAGATAAACCAGGAACAAAAAAATTGTACATGTTGAATTATAACAAAGAAGTATGGTCACCTGGAATTGAAAATTTTAGGTCGGTTATTTCAGATGGAGAAAAAGTTGTATGTTTTTCCCCACCTAAATCTTTTAAATATGAAGAATTTCCACATAATTTTGATATTTTTACAGTTGAAGAATTTGTGGAAGGTACTATGATTAATGTATTTAATTACGATGACACATGGATGTGTTCAACAAAAAGTATTATTGGAGCAAGATGTAAATTTTTCAAAGATTTTTCAAAGACATATAGAACATTGTTTTTGGAAGCAATGACTCATATTGGTCTTGAATTTATGAATTTGGATAAAACATGTTGTTATTCATTTGTAATGCAACATCCTGAAAATAGAATTGTTGTTCCTTTTAAAGAAATGTCATTAGTATTAATTAAAAAATACAAGTGTGATGGAATTAATGTAAATGAAGTGAATACGTTTGATGAATTTGAAGGAATAAATATAAAAAAACCGGTTTCATTCGAAAAATACAGATCGACACATATTAGCAATTTAAAGGAATTATTTGATTCGGAAGATAATAATTATAGAATGATGGGTATTGTAATTAATTGTGGTGGAGATAGAACAAAAATATGGAATCCCAATTATTTGAATGTAAAAAAATTACGTGGAAATAATCCAAAAATCCAATTTCAATTTTACCATTTACTAAAGGATAAGCTAATTATCGAATTTTTGAAATATTATCCTGAATATAAAAAAATGTTTCAAGATTTTAAATTAGATTTATTTAGATTTACTGAACAATTGTGGAGAAAATACCGAGAATGTTATATTTATAGGAAAAAACCATTGAAAGAATTCGGTAGACAATATCGAACGCATATGTTTAAAATTCATCAACTATATTTGAGTGATCTAAAACCTGATAACAAATATACTGATAAAAAGTTTATTATTGATTATGTAAATAAACTAACGCCTTCAGAATTAATGTATTCAATTAATTATGTTTATAGAGAGCAAAAAGTAGAGGAGGCAGTGGTCCAAGCAAGTAAAGATATAGAATTAAATATATTTTAAATATTTATAAATTTGGTTTAATAAAGATTTTTCCTTATTTTTTTTATTTTTAATAAAATAAAAAAAATAATAAAATTAGTTAAATGAAGAACCGTATGCACCCGAAGTATTAAGAGAAACGTTGGTGTATAGAGCAATCATTTGAGTGAGGGTTTTTTCATTACCACCTTGACAAGCCTTAATGTGGAGTTTGAGTTCGGTGTTTTTGACACCAGAGGTGGTGTTTTTGAACAAAATAGAAATATTGACCAAAATAGTTTTGGCGGTAGTAGAACCATCCCAGTAGGCTACAGCCAAACTATTTTGACCATTTTCGACTTTACCAACATAGTCCTGGGCAACGACAGCGGTATCAGCAACCTTGGCGAGTTCAAGAACAAGACCGTCGAGAGTCATCGAACAACAAAGAGCATCAGAACCGGTAGATGTTTTCAAACAGTCATTAAGGTTAAGGATGGAACCAAGAGTATCAGTCAAAGCAATATAAGAACAACCATCCCAAGCATCAGTAGTGACACCCAAATCTGATTCGATATTGGATTTTACAAGTTTCTGGACATTGACACCAGTCTGGGTAGCAGTACCGGTAGTTGCAATGGCGCGTGTCTTGTCAGAAAGGAGTGTAACAACTGAGTAACCATCTCTAGCACCGTTGGTAAGCTGGTTTCCGTTCGATTTCATGCTAAGTTTTTTAGCACTATTTTCAGAAATATTTAAGGTTCTATCACCACCACCTCCTACAATTGCCGAACTGTAGAAAATAGCAACAAATTCTGCATATGATAAGCAGTAAGCACTTGAAATATCAGCGGTATCCCAAACATTTTGACCTGAAGCATCAACACGTCTCATTTGGGCATCAATTGCTAAATCGACGACGTGGTTAGCTGAGGCAAGGGCTGTTGAAAGTTCAGCCGGACATACTCGAGCAAATGTAATTGATTTCATTATGAAATAGTGAAAGAAAAAAAAATATATAAAACTACTAAATATAAACTACTAAATATAAATGAATTTAATTTTTATAAAATAGAAATTAAATGTAGAAATTAAGAAATTAAATGTAAAAAAGCAATGATAAAAATTTAACTAAAACCAGATACTTGAGATGCAGCTAAAGAACCAAATCCTTGGGGGGAAGGAGTTGTTAATTCTGCAAAATTCTTGGAATTTGCATGACTAGATACCTTAATGTGAAATTTAAATTCGGTATTTTTAACACCAGCGGTCGTATTTTTGAATAATAAAGAAAGAGCAACATATCCAACTTTGTCGGCAGTACTACCGTCTAATTTTGTCATCATTGCAGACCAAGCAGTAGCAGATGTTGAAGTTGCATAAACGGCATTTTGAGCAGAACTAGCATCCGAAGCTGCTAAAGAATGTTGGGAATCGTAAACTTTGGCCAATTCAATAGCCAATTGTTTTTTAGAAAAAGAGCAACAAGCGACAATTGCAGAAGCAGAATCTGCTGCACAACTCATAAGACTTGCTAAATTTTTCATAGGTTGAAGTAAGTTAAGAACTTCGGTGTATGAACATGTATCCCATCTACTGACTTTTGCACATAAATCTTTTTCTATATTTGAAACAACTTTATCCATAAGATTGATACCTGTTAAGTTACCAGATGATTCAACAATTAAGCTCATAACTGGACCATTAATTGCAGGCGAACCATTATACATTGTACCAGCTCCTAAAGGTGAATTGGTAAAGACAATTGCTTTTGCGTTACTTTCGGAGATAGCAAAAAGAGGATCCGATTCCAAGGGAGCGTTGAAAAATGTGGAAGAAAAAATCCCACCATTAAAAGTATATTCACCCATCCCAGTAGTTGGGTAAAACCCACCACTAACATCCTCAGAAAACTGATTCGCAAATCCTAAATCAACAGAATAATGTTTCGCCTCAGCAAGAGAAACAGAAGGTAATTCGTTGGGACAAACTCTAACAAACGTAATCGATTTAGCAACCATTATACAATAGTTATAGAAAAAAATTTAAAACAGTCTAAATTGTTGTGTATTATGTGAATTTAAATTTAGGTTCATAGAATAACGCGCTCCTTTATTTGCATATTGTAAATTTGTTAACTTATTTGGAAAGGATGGTATAGTAGTTTCAATAAATCCTTGTGTAGAGTGTGAGAATTCACTATGACTAACACTATACCCATTTAAAACTTGTCCTCTTAATGGAAAATAATGTCTATGTACACCACTAATATCTTGTAATAATGTTTGTTTAAACCCAGAAGGGATACCAGGTGTAGTAGTTTCACTTTGCACGGGTCTACCGTGAAATGTTATTCCTGGTTCACTAATATCTACGGAAGCACTATCTGCGCTACCTCCCAAACTTAAATTAGCACCTATACCACCAGATGTTGAATACGCTACAACCAACGAAGTAGTAGGACCTGGTTCTTTGAAGGGCATAATACTCATTTTTTTACTACCCATTGAATCAGTTGATACTGCTTGGTCATAATCTAAATATGAAAACACACCTTCTTTCGCAACACTTAAATCACTTGTTAATGTAGTAACGGCAGTGGTACCATCTGAAGCGGTGGCATTTTCATCAGCGGCTCTTCTTAAAGCTAATCTTTCTGCAAAACTGAGAAAAGTACTTGTCCCTCCATTCAAAATAATATTATTTAATTTTTCTAAAGTGGCTTTATTTGATGCATTATTTCCGGTATCAGAAGCTTTTTCACTAGAAGAAGGAGGATCGCTAAATTTGAATTTTTCAGCATCATCTCTTGTCTTTGGATTCATCAGGACAGATGAAGATATTCCAGTATTACTTGAATAATGACTTCTAAATACAGGTTTGTTACTATCGTTAATGGTTTCTCTAATCATCCAACTTCTCATAGGGTTAGTATTGGTATGAATATGATATCCTTTGTATCCATTAATAGGTGTATTATCATTTGAATGATTATAATTTATACCTGTACTAGGATCATGAAAATGTGTTGAATATTGCATACCACTAGCATTTGGGTTTGCAAACTGGTTATATGTAAAACTCATTTTATATAAGTTATTAAAAAAAAAATTTAAAATAAAATGAAAAAAGTATATATATATGTCTTTAAAAAATAGAATTAAAGGTGATAATTTTTCAATAGAAACATTTCATTTGAATACTAAATTTAGAGATGATTATTATAAAACACCTTCTACGAAATGTACTATACCAATGAAAGATACCAAAAAATTCCAAGCAGTACGATTATCACAGATTTGTTTACCAAATAGTTGGTATGTTTTTTCAAACTTATTGGAAAATAATTATTTTATTGTTCAAATTGAAAAGGAAGGTAGTGACAATATGGAAATTTTAGAAATAGTAATTCCTGAGGGAAATTATACAGCTGAAGAATTGGAATCATATTTAAATACTACTTATTTTGCAGATTCTGAAAGAATCTATGGCTTCAGAAAAATTAGATTTACAATTAATAAACATACATTGAAATCACAGTTTTCATTGGTTGATTGTTCAATTGAAAGTAAATTAAAATTTGATATAATTTTTGTAAAGGAAAACACATCAACATTAATGGCTACATGTGGTTGGATTTTAGGATTTAGATATGGTAAATACTACAATATAAGAGATGAAATTTATTCAGAAGGTTTGTATGATGGAGGTGGTGACAGATATATTTATTTTTGCTTAACAAATACAGAATTGGAAAATGCGAAAACAACCCATGTTATTTCACTGGATAATGAAGTAGAATCAACAGACTCTATACACGTATTGTCAAAAATATATTTAAATAATGGTAAATTTTCAATAAATATAATTGAAGATAGAGATAATGAAATATCATTTAATAAATCTCTAATTTTAGGAAAAGATACAACTTTAACTAAAGGTGTTGCAATAAAAATTTTAGACCAGTATGGTCAAGAAATATATTTAAATAATATGGATTTCTCTTTTACATTAGAATTTATCAATATTGAAAGTTCATCTGGTGGACTAGAAGGTGGAGAAATAGAAAATAAAGATGATTATTAAAATATAAAAATATAATATGTCAGGAATAAATTTAACAGGGAATAGAAATACGGTATCTTATATATCTTTGAAGGGTAGAATAAAAGGTGGTAGTTTTAGTTCATCTTCAACCACGCATTATGATAAACTAACAACGGTTAAAAATTATTTAATGGAGAATTTCATAGAACCATTATTGCAAAGAAAAGTTGATGTTGTGACTCTAAATAGTTTCAATTATACATATTTAAGAAATGAATTGAATAAGTATAAAAATATTAATCCAAAAGAAGTAGAAAGATTATTAAGAATTGTAGAATTTGCTCGAGAGGTTACTACTTTATATAAAAAGAATGACGAATTGGAAAGTAAGTTATATAATTCAGATGGTTTTGTTGGTATTGTTAATATTATTCCGGCAATTTCTTTGAAACCACAATATGAAATTTATCGCTCATTTTTTGGAATCCCACCAGATGGTGAATTTAATGAAGTAGCTCTGGAAAATATTGATGCTATATTGCAAAATTCTTCTGGGTCAAATTATTCACAAATTGAAGAACGATTATTAACTATTTATGAATTCCCAATTAAGCAAAAGGTTGGTAGATGGGATTATGAGCATCCTATAGATTTTGGTAAAAGAATTGAGGGTGTATATAATTTGGAAGTTTAACGTCTAAAAATATCGGGTCTCCTATTATTATCCAAAACTAATGTTTCTGGTATAGTATTATTTGACGTGGATTTAATTTCAAAGAATTTCAAATAAGGTAATTCATTCATTTGACCACATACCTTGGCTTTTGGTTGAACTAAATTTGTTGTACCTATTCCGAACAATTCACTTTCTATATCCATTCCATTATTTGATAACATATTATTATTTAAACCATTAGGCATAAAACCCATGTTTATACCCAAACAAGGTAATGATGTATTTTTATTAATAATTTTATCCTTATTATGAATTAAATTATAATTTGTATTATATGATAATTGTTCTCTTTGATACATTTGTGGTGAATTTTTTAATCTAGTAGAAGACATTTATATATATAAATATTAGTTTTTTTTCAAATATTCTAAACTTTTTAATAATTTATTTATAGATTCATCTGCTATTTCATTTTTTTCTTTTAATTCTTTTAAACAGATGTGAAAATATTCAAAACTGTGATATGCAAATAACAACCCAAAAAATATCCTATTACTATCACAAAAAATAAGATTATCTTTTATTTTAAAAACTTCTTCAAATTGTTTCAAATCTTTTACATTTGCATAAATACTATCCAAAATAGGATCAAAACTTTCAAAATCAAATTCGTTAATATCAAATACTTTTAAAAAATATTCTTTGTAAAGTTCGTCGTCGTTAGATTTATCTAAATATTTAACATTAATATCGTAATTATACATTTAAATATAATAAGTTGGTTTTTTTATATTTTAAATATATAAAATATAAAATTAATTTTTCATGTTTTCTTCAATAACCAATTGTCTGGAGGGTAACCCACCTCTTACCCAGTCTTTTCTAGCGGAACTTTCAATCAAATATTTGGGGTTTTGAATAGAATGACGTACAGATTTCACCAAAGAGGTTTTTTCTCTATTAAATGATTTTTCGGTTTCTTGTTTACAGCTTTTTTTGGGATCAATAAACGAACCTTGTAGTAATCTTGACTCTATATCTGGGTTATGTGGCCCTCTACCTAAATAAGGGACAGAAACAAACTGTCGCGTTTGTAAATTTAATTTACATTTTGAATTGGTTTGGGAAGAACTAATTAAAAGGTTTGATTCATCATCAATAGTCGAACCATCGATAGCACCATGCGGACCTTTATAAAATATATTAGGTTGGCCTGTTGCGAATCCAATCGGTTCTTCCATACCAGCTCTGTGTTTTACATGATTTGATGTGGTATAATTATTATGACCCTGGTTTTGTAAATCTCTTTCTGTTATACCAGCTGAATCTTCATTGACTCTTGTTAGGTTGTCAAACATATAATTGTATGTACTCGTCATTGTATATATTTAATTAAATATTATATTTTTACGATAATATTTAAATTATGCATCACTTAACTTTTGAGCTAATTTACCCATACATAAGAAATTATTTTCTTTACATGATTTCATAAAACCTTCACAAGCATCTTCTTTACAACTCTTCATGTCTCCATAACAAAATTTTGCGAAAGCTTTTTGGTCATTTGGATTTGTTGTATTTGGCATTGTATAAAAATTTCTCGAAAAATTATCATAATCCATTGAGTCTCCTAAATTTTTAAATAATTTTTGTCTCATTTTGTCATCCATATTACTCTTGCTTTTTTCAAATTCATATATATTTTTTTTTTTATTAAAATCAGATTCTTTCTCTTTGTTTGATTTCATTCGGTATTTAAATTGTAATGCGGTTTTTTGAAGGTCAGATTGAGTATCACCCTTTGGCCCTGGGAATTTTTTGCCTAAATTTTCCATAGTTTTCATTTTTGATTTTATACTTACTTTGGGATTAAATAATGGTAACGCCGATTTTTTTTCGGGTTTATCTTTGTAATCTGTTAACATGAAATTCATATAAGGATTTTTATCTGTTGGACTTGTTAAAGTTTTTGCTAGTTTTGCAAAATTTTTTGCTTGTATATTATCATAACCTTCCTTACCTAATAAAAGTTTATTGTTTTTTGATTTAAATAATATTACTATTACTATTAATGTAACAATACCCGAAACTAAAATATTAAAAGACTTTGTAAATAAATACCCTAAAGTTGTTAATATTATTATTGTTCTGCTAATAGCATTCAATTTTTCCGAAAAAGACATACTATTTTTAGGTAAAAAATCGAACATTTTATCTTTTTTTAATAATACTGATGGGTCATTTAACCAAAATTTATTACTCATTTATATATATAATAATCTTATTTTTTATTTTTTTTCTTCTTCTTCTTCTTTTTCTTTTTATTAGGTCTTGTACTTTTTTGCATTTTTTCACCATCTCTAAATACTTTGTGTACAAATTCTTCATCCTTTTTTAATTCTTCTTGTTGTTTTGCTAACATTTCTCGTTTTTTTTTTATTTTTTTCTACATTTTTTTTTTTT